CATGACCAATAGAATATGATTGCATTAACATATTATGAGTTGGATTTAGAGAATACCATGTATTCCAAGTTTCTGGGTCAGTTCTATCAATTGGTACTTGACATAAAGATGATAGATGTTCTACCGTATCCCACATACCATTTTTCATATTTGAAATTTCTTCAAGATTCAAAACATCTGGAATTACAGCAACTCCATATTTTTCTAATTGTTCCATTACATTATCAATTGAACAATCATAGTTTTTACAAACAGTTAATCTTTCATACCTATTAAGAGTATTAATTGAAATATTGGATACTAATTTATTATTTTTTTCCATAATATAATTGAAATATTAATTAATCTTTAAGTACAAACAGTTCATTTGGTAACTTTATACATGAATTATAATCTTCGGATACAAGTTTATTATAATCATTAAGTCCATTTTGATAAATAATATCAAACAAGTATTCATCCTTAAGCCATTCTAATATATTATAAGAATGGAATAACCCTGCATGTATGATTGATTTATTCTTTGAAGAGAAGGCTTTTAAAATGGTGCTGAATTCCATAATTTCATCGCATAATTTTGATATTTCATCCAAGAACTTATTTTCATTAGTATAATAGTATCCTATTTTTACATTATCTTCCACTATTTTTTTTTTAATTTTGTTAAATTTATTAACGATAGATTGTAAATTTTTTCCTAATCCAGAATTTTTAATAATTACTTTTTCGAGACAATCTTTAAAAATATTATCATAATATCTTCCAGTTAAATTAAAAAATTCATCGAGTTTATTTATATAATCAATTGTTAATACTTCACCAAATTTCTTATTACTTTCGATAACATCTAGTGAAAAAGGTATTAAATATGGTCTAATATCTATTCCAGTTACATTATTGTCTTGTAAAAAAAAATGTTTTAAACTTTGAGTGTGGGGAGATTCTGGCCATAATTCTTGTAATTCAAACCCATCTCTTGGTACTTCTTCAAGTAGAATCTGAGATCCTTTATCTAATTCGGTCTGTAGATATTCTTTTATATTTTTATGATTTTTAAATCCATTATCTTCGCAATAACTAGAATTGGAATGGTCGTCAGCCAATAATATGATTACTTTATCTTTATTTTTTAAAATTGTTACACCTATACTTCCAGAAATTTCCATTTATATTAGCTTATAAAATATTTATAGTATTATAAATATTTTATAAAATTTGATCAATTTTGATCAATTTGGATGTATGCGACCTTTCATAATATTTAATTAATCTTTAATTTTTAATAAAAAATCTGATTTCCAAATATTATGATATTTTAAAACCGAATTTATAAATTCTGTTGATAATTTTGTTTTCTTTGAAATTTTTTCTAAATCTTTAGAAGGGTTGTAACCAGTTTGTTCGCTAGTAAAAAAATAAGTTAACAAGTCAGAAATATTCTGGTCAGTACAAATTTTAACAGTACTTTTATTCTTAATACATTTCTTCTTTATAAAGTTAATTTCCGGTTTTAATAAAAAATTATTCATTATATTTGGCATACCAGAAGGAGTTAATGTTAATGGGTCTTTATCCATCTCTTGTTTTAGATATCTTTTACCCCCACCACTTTGAGAAGCAATCATATTCTGTAGTTCTAAATATTTTTTTTTATATTTCAAATATTTTAAATGATAATCCATATATTTAATATAGATAAAATAATTATACCTTCTCTTCAACCTCGATATCATCATCGATATCATCATCTTCCTCTTCTTCGTCACTGTCAGTCTCATACTCTTCATTAGAGTCAGTCTCACATTCTTCAATACTATCAAGATTACTATCAAGATAGCATTGCCATGATTTCATCAATGGTGAACTTGTATGATAAATCCACCAAATTCTAGTCAACAACTTTCCAAGTAATCTAGCAAGTGTAACCTGTTTAGTATGGAAGAAGAAATGTTGGATATGACGAATCTTTTCACTAAACTTGAACAGGTCATTTCTCAAATCATCAGTTTCTTTTTCAGTTTTCAAAGTAAGTAATTTATTAAAAACGATTGTTTCATAAACCTTAGAATCTATTTTCTCTGGAATTGGAATGCCTAGATTGTCTCCATATACTTTCAAGTTAGAGATTATATTATCTTTTGCAAAGTCGCAATCAGGTAACACTCTTTTAGAATCAACTGAATCCTTCATATTTATAAAATGAGCCAAAAACAATGCTGCATTAGTTTGCTCTTTTTCTTTATTAGGATCAATATTATCAAATATCTTCTTAAATTCTGGAATAATCATTGGGACTGACACACAATCTAAATCATGTCTTAGACGCCATACCATATAATTATGATCGATAGAATCACTTTTGATAATTTCCCATCCACCTCCATCTTGCAAGTTCTCATTAATATCATTATAAAATGAACCAGATACTTCATTAGTTATGTTAGTATGAAGGAAATTACTCTTCAAACTATTCCAGTTCAAATCTATTTTATTCTTGGAACTTTCATTGGTTTTCTGATAAATATTGTTTGCTATGTCAGTAGTCCAAATTAGAGTATCAGAACCCTTAACGATAGGGAATGAACTGACAGATAATTCTTTTATTCTATTCCATGAATATCCTGCAAAAATTACATTTCCTTCCTTATCTAGACCACGTCTACCTGCACGACCTGCCATTTGATGATACATCATAGAATCCAAAGTATCATCCGTCATAAAATCTCGAAGTATAATTGTTGTTCTAAATGGCATTGAAACGCCAAAAACTAAAGAATTATCACTAAAGACAACAGCTAATTTCTTAGAAGATGCTAACATTTGAACTAAACGTAGATATGAATCAGGAAGTCCTTCAACATAAATACCAACACCTCTCCATAACATAACAATTAACCAATGATACTCATCACCAGTATTTGGAAAATATGTTTTTAACTTTTTAGCCCATCCTTCGACAATTGCTCCAGTAAAAAACTGGTCTTCATTAAAGATAAAGTCTTTATGAGGTTCCTGTACAGATACAATCTCGGGTGCTTCCAATTCAGATGCTTTATCTGACATTAGCATCTTTAATCTTTTATTTTCAGGAATATCATCAACCTTTTTCTTATCATTATCTTTCTCTATCTTCTTAGCCTTTTTATTTGCTTTTTCTCTTTCGTTCGACAAATTCGGATGTGATGCTAACTCTTTTTCTTCAACTTGTTTAGCAAGTTGTCTAGCTAATCGCATACAAGAAGTAGAATTTTCTTGAAAAACAATTGCTGGACATTTATTAATTTCCTTCAATTTCATTAACATTTGAAAGATATCAATATCTTCACTACGAACTAGTGATTTCTGATATTCTTGAATAATATCATCAATCTTCTTACTATTAGATTTATATGCTTTAACCATAAATTTAACAAGTTCTTTAAAATAGTCATTAGACATATCTAATGTAATTCTTTCATCCTTCTTAAAGTATTTATAAGGTGATAGTTCTTTCAATTTCAAACAAGCATCTAATTTAATTGCCAAATCCCAAATATCAGGAGGTGTTGGTTGAAGACACTTGCTAGTTATTGAACCATCCTTAATTTCTTTAGATGATATCAAACCCAATGGATGCAATCTTTCTAAACTATTATTTTCGGTAAAATATACAAATCTTTGTAAATTGAAAAATCTCTTTTCGCATTTTACAATATTAATTGGTTTATCACCTAATCTTCCAAACCAATTTTTAAGCTCTTCTACATTTCCAATTGTAGCTGATAGAGCTAAGAATGGAACATCCGAATACAATTTAGCAATATGTTCCATTGATGAACCTTGTTCTTTACCAATCATATGTATTTCATCAAATACAACCCAATCAAATTTAAGTTTAATTAATGGCAAGAAATCTAAAATAGAATCTGCTGTTCCGACCAAAGCATTAGAATTATTAATTAATTCTACGAGTTCGTATCTCTTGGGGGTAGACTGAAAAGAACGTGTTATAATTGGAACGTTCGCGTCAAGTATATCTCCAATATATGATGCTATTTGCCAAGCTAGTACATCAGTTGGAACAATGACCAAAGTCTTTCCTTTTGTAAAAGTATAACCTGCCATAGTAGATTTACCTGATGAAGTAGGCGCTGAAACAATAGTAGAAATATTATTATCAATATTGTTAATAACTTCAATTTGAAAATCATCAAGTTTAGTAAACCCTTTTTGATCTAAAGGCGGTTGACTACTATGTAATGTTGTCATTTGAAGTTTTACTAGATCTACACTTGAGACTATTTTATTCATGTTAGTTAACAAACTTTTGTGTTCCTTTCTTAATTCATCAGTTAGTTCAAACTGTTTATCTTTAAGTTTAAGATGAATAAGAGAGACCATATTAGTATCTCCTTTACTAATTAGAACTTCAAGTGATTTTAAGAGCTTTCTTTTCCTTCCTTCTGCAGTTGTAACAGTTGCATTAAGAGAAAATTTATTAATAGAATCGATATCTTTTTGTAAAGATGTTTTTAGCCTTTTGTTATAATTATCAATAATAATTTTTTCACAACTATTAAGCTTGCTTCCATTATTTATCTTATCTTGAATGACTTCCTCTTTACTTTTAATTGGGTTAAGATACTCGTCTATTTTTTTTGGATTAAATCCACCAACGAAGCGAAGAGACTTTTTAGTATTTGCCTCTTCGTTTGGTTTTACAATTTTTTGAAAGATACTATATTCCCAATTTCCTTTGGTATCTTTATATCTTGGTACATCTTTTTTTTTATTATTTCCGTTTCTAGGACGGTACTTCTTATTATTTCCGAATATTTTATTAGAATACATCAATAACTAATATAATTGTAATAGGATCTATTATATTCAATTTTTTTTATATAATGTGCAAATCATTGACATTGAATATATCTCTATAGTAATCTTGACATATTGTCTCTCCTCCATACCCTATAAATCCTGTTAATATGTACCTAATCCCATCCTCTAAATAACTACCTTTATGAGTATTCTGACCAGAAAATATAAGAATACTTCCTTTTTTTAATTTGATATTTTCATTCATATCTTTAAAATAAGTACCACCTCCTTTATAATCATCATTTAAGGCTATTATAAAACTAAATTCACTAGCATCTTTATGATATTCTAATTCTCTCTGACCGTCTGTTGAATACTTGACGATAAACATTTCATTTATTTCTAATTTTTTTTCTTTAATATCAAACATTTTTTTTATTTCTGAATAAATTTTAGTTCTAATTTTTTTTACTATTAAAGAATAATTTTTCCATTTTTTAGTAAATTGATTATCCGTAGTTGGATACTCTTCATGTCTATCTTTTTTCCATCCATGTTTCTTACTATACATTTCAGCTTCTTTTATTAATAAGTTACATTCATTTGGTGATAAAAAATCATCTATAATTTGAATCTTTTCATTTTCATTAAATAAATATAAAGTATCGCAAATTCTTCTAGTATCGTCGTTAATATAAGAATAATCATTTGTAAATCTCGAACCAAATGATGTTAATCTTAATAAAAAAAGTATAATTAGTATTATTATAATAAAGTAATAATTTGTCATTTAATAATACTTATATATTAATTTAGATAGAAGAAGTAATACTTTTTGTGGTAAGTATATATCTTAAAGTCAAGTTAATATGACCATTAAACTTCTTGAGTGTATTTTGAATAATACTATCATCAATATCTAGATTTAATCCTTTAATTCCTTGAAATTCATCATCAAAACTAACATCTGTTATATTTGTAAAATGAGAAGTATCCACGGTATTACCAGATGAAATGTATGAGGCGAATGTTTTAAAAACATCTGGATTTTCATAATATATTTTAACTAATGTTTGAAACTGTTTATTAGAAAATAAATCTATTGTTTCTTTATTTGATTTATTAATTGCATCTTCATCTATTCTAATATCATCTTCTGGTATAGGTTTAGATAATTCTACATGTGATCTTCTTATATTAGTAGTATTTTCTACAATTGAAACATTTTCTTTTTTAGTTACATATCCATGTGTATCAAATATATTTTTTAGTTTTTGTTTGATTTCTTCATTCATAGTAAAAACAAAAATAATAATATTATGTTCCTGTATTTTATTATCAGCATCTACTCTTTCAATCATGCTATAGTTTTTGTCATCTTTCATTGTTTCAGAATTTGTTATAAATTTAATATCACTAATATTCTCAGTAACTCCTAAACTTGAAAATAATGAATATATATCCTTAATGTTAATTTCTTTTTTCTCTTTTTCATGAGTATCCCAATTTAGATGAGTCATTTCATTTTTAACATCATTTCCTGATTTAATTCCAACTAGCTTGTAAATTATTGGCATTAAAATAATGTCACACTAATCAGTGGTTAACTTTATCAATTTTTCTTAAGTTCTTAAGCATTCTTAAGTTTTCTCAAGTTTTTAAAGTTATCATTATTCGAAGACTTGGTCCATTCATTATAATATACATATGCAACTACAAAGTGAAGACCGACATCTGATACCATCTTAATTATGGTTATAAGGTTAGGTTCTTTAGTGTCAATTTCAAATAAAACTACAGATAAATTTAGAATAGCCATTATAGTATATGAAATAAAAGCAATTTGATAATTATTTACCATATAATTAGAACTAGAAATTGAAATAGACCAAATAAAGGTTAATGAACATTTCTTAATATTTTTTTTCAAATTATATTATCTACTCTATATTAATATATGGATTCCCCATATAATAAAAAACTATCTGAATTATATATTTCGAATACAAAAAAAGAAGTTTCTGTTGTAAATAACGAAAAAGAAGAACCTATTGTAAATAACGAAAAAGAAGAACCTATTGTAAATAACGACAAAGAAGAACCTATTGTAAATAACGACAAAGAAGAACCTATTGTAAATAACGACAAAGAAGAACCTATTGTAAATAACGACAAAGAAGAGCCTGTTGTAAATAACGACAAAGAAGATCCTGTTGTAAATAACGACAAAGACCTTGATTATGATTTATATAAAGATATTTATAATAATCCTTTCTTCTTCTTATAACTTCGCTGAAATCATGAAAAAATTGATATTTTTTTCCTGTTTAATATTATCATATATTCTATGACGTTTAAATATGAAATATGTGATAATAAAGGTTGGTTGCACGATTTAATGACCACCGACTGTCAAGAAACAAAATTGCCAAGAATTTTTAATGGAGATATTTTAAATAATGAATTTGAAATAGTAATATCATCAGTTAGAGAAAGTAAATCTTTAATTGGAATATTTTCAACCTCCCAAACCCAAAGATTTGGTAAAAACAAGAGAGGAAATGTTATTTTTATGGTATCTCCTCTTGATAATAAACTCCCCTCTTTTTTAATATCATATGGTGGTAAACTTAAAGGTAAGATCGCAGTTAAATTTAAGTTTACACATTGGGACCATAAGTTACCATCTGGTGAAATTATAGATGTACTTGGAAATTACAATGAAGAAAATATGTTATCTATTCTAATGCATCATTATAATGTTTATCCAAAAAGAATTAATTATAAGGAATTAACAAAGAATCCACTAGAGGAGAAGATTACTAGAAAAAAATATAATTCTAATATATTTAGTATAGACCCAGATAATTGTATGGATATCGATGATGCTCTTTCAATAGATATTATTGATAATACCACAATTATTGGAGTACATATTGCTCAACCAATTTGTTGGATAACAGCAGATGATATTAGAACTAAAATGAAAACTCAATTTTCTACCTTGTATTTATATGAATCAAGAAAAGACTTGTGGGGCGAAAAAGTAACAAATGAAGCTAGTTTATTTGAAGGTAAAGAAAAGCCAGCTTATACCACCCTATATTATTATGAAAATAATAAATTAGTTAAGACTGAAGATTTCCCATCGATAATTACTAATACAGGAAAATTAACTTATGACAATGCATGTAATTTTAGATATGCCGAAGAACTAAAAGTATTTACCCGACAACTAACAGAAGTCAAGGATTATCATGATCTAGTAAGTTATTGGATGTTATTAACAAATCAAACAATTGGAAATAAATTTGCGGAAGCTAATAAAAAGATACCTTATCGTGTTAATTCTGAAAGGTTATCTTTTGAAAATCCTAATTTTGAAGGTCTATCATTAGACATAAGAAAGAAATTTTCTACAAAAAAAATAGAGGCAGCATCATATAGTATGAATGAAAATAGACATGAGACTTTAAATGTTGAGAACTATTGTCATTTTACTTCTCCGATCAGACGTTTGATTGATACCTATATTCATTATTATCTTACATATTGTTTTGATAATAATGAAGAAATTTTAGATTTTGATTGTATCTCAATGAATCATATAGACCACCAAACTAAGAAATTTCACAGGGAATTAGAAATAAATAAATCGATTACTAGTATTTTTGAAACTTCTAACGTATGCGATGCGATTGGCCACATTTATCAGTTTATATCGAATAATATTGTTGAAGTATACCTTCTACCAGTTAATGGTCACGAGATTGGTTTTGTAAAAGTTAAACTATATCATCACAAGTTTGATTATTTGATAGATAAAGAGAAAGATGACAATAAATTAACTTTAACTTTATCAGAAGAAAAAATAGAATATTATATTGGACAGAAAGTTAGATTAAAGTTGCAAAAATTAGAGGGTGTATTACCAAAAAATAAATTATTAATTTCACTAGATGAAGAATTTACTTTAATAAATATATGAATAAAATTGAAAGTATTTAAAATTATATGTAAAATATATATATAATGAAAGGTTTTAATAATCTTGGAAATACGTGTTATCTTAACGCTGGATTACAAATGTTAATTCAGAATAAAGATCTATGTACTGTAATAACTTCTTTATCAGATAAAATTCCGGTTTTTAAAAAACTTAGCGAATTTATTATCAAGTATCATGATAATACAAACGAACCTATTAGTCCTAGTTATGTCAAAGAATTAGTTTCTCAAAGAAATGAAATTTTTATGGGATTTCAACAACAAGATTCATCTGAATTTATTGTATTCTTTCTTGATTTTCTTAACAATGAAGTTAACAAAGTAATACCGGGAAAAAATATAATTGATAAATTATTTGAAATTAATGAAAAAACAACAACTAAATGTAAAGTTTTATCTTGTTTAAATACAAGTGAAAGTATTGAAAAATCTACTATTTTAATGTTAAATATTAATAACGATTCTGAGACATTAGATGATTGTCTTTCCTATTCTAAACAAAGAATTAAATTAGAAGGAGAAAATAAATATTATTGTGAAAAGTGTGAGAAGAAAAGAGTTGCTTCTCAAAGAAAAGAGGTTAATATTTGGCCAAAAAATCTAATTGTATGGTTACGAAGATATGAACAAAAAGGTAATCGACTATCTAAGCATTCACAAGAAATAAAAATTCCTATTGTTTGGAAAAATGATTATAAACTAAAAGGAGTAGTATTTCATTCTGGAAACTTACATGGTGGACATTATGTATACGCCGGATGCATTAATGACAAATGGTATTTATTCGATGATTCGTCTGTATCTGAGTTAAGTAACAATGCTCTAGTTAGAATAGTAAATACCGGGTATATTTATTATTATACAAAAGAGTTCTAAAAATTTCGTTTAAATTATATAAAATATATCATTTATATTATTATGAATGAATTTAAAATTAACAATTTAAAAAACATTCCTTTAAATATTATCGAAGGTACTTGTATTAATAATCCAAAAGCAATCATTATTAATATTCATGGGATAACTAGTCATTTTCAAGAATTATATTATTCAGAGGACTGTATTAGATTCAAAGATTCATTATTTAGTTCATGTAATTTAAAAGTATATGCATTAGAATTTCACGGTCATGGAAAAAGTGGTGGACTACAATGTAGTATAGATAATTTCGATGATTTAGTTGATGACCTTTATTGTTTGGTTAAACATGTGAATAATGTATTTCCCGATAAACCAATATTTTTTATTGCAGAATCGATGGGTGGTGCAGTTGCTATTAAATATAATATTAAATATCATTTTTTTTATCCAATTAAAGGTTATATCTTATTATCGCCAATGTGTGGGATTGACGATAGACTTAAACCAAATCCAATCGCTATTAGTATTTTAATGTTTTTATCGAATATCATACCTACATTCAAGGCACTCGATACTAATAATAAAATGGACGAAGATTGTCATAATCAAGAGTTCAATGAATTTAAAAAGAAATGTAAATATAGTTACAAAGATAAGATGAGATTAAATACAGCAAGAGAATGTTATTATACTAGTTTATGGATTAAAGAATATGGTAAATTATTTAACGCACCATTATTCTTACTTCATGGTTTAAATGATAGAATTACTAATCCACAATTATCTATTGACTTTTATAATAAAATGCCAAATAAAAGAAAAGAAATTTATTTGCCTAACAATACTGATCATTCCTTATTAATTGGGATTAATAAGGATGATGGACATCCAAAAATAGTTTTAGACAAGGTTAAAGATTGGATAATAGATTTATTAAATTCCAATTAATTTTGATACAATAATACCACTACATAAGCCAGATAAATGACCTAAAATACTAGAGTTAGGAATTAATAGATATATAATTATCAAGTTAAGTACGCATTGTTGTATAGATAGATTAAAATCTCCAGTAATTAAATGATAGAATATAAATTTTAAACCAAATAGAACTGCCGAGAATCCACATACATTTATCGTGTAATAGTATAAATCATTAGTATATTTAAATAAAAGATAATGAAAAATAAAATTAATAATTCCAGATAATATAACAAGTAATATTAAAATTTTAAAATAAAGATACTTGTTAATAGTTTTAAAAAAATCTTCTATTGGTATACCTATATTAATGAAAGCAATCATATTAAGTAATATATGATGCAAGTTATTATGAAATAAATTACTGGTTACTATTCTTGTTAATTGGTGATATTCAGAATTTTTAAATGATTCAGTAATAATTTCGGCTGAAATAGTTTTATATTGTATTAAATATCTACATATATCAGTAATTTGAAAATGTAATAATAACATAAAGCAAGTAAAGATAACAGTTATCATTTATTAATATGAATTAGAACTTTTAAAATAAATTAAACTATTTATATTTATTTACACCATTAAATACTATATATTCATCAAAGAATTCTAATTTTCTCTTTTTTATTGGTTGAATTGTCTCGTTTAATTCATCATAATATTTAACAAGTTTTATATTATCGTCAGATAGGTTGGTTACTAATTTAGCAATATTTAAATTATATTTTTCTAAAGATTTATTATCAATGAAATAATCTTCTCTATTATTAATATAAATATTAACAATATTTATATTATCAATTATTAAAGGTCCGCGAAAGGACAAAGGATGATGACCAATAGCCATTCCTATATTATCATTCTTAAAATTAAATTCAATAATTATATCTCCATCGTCAAAAGGACAACCAAGTCGATAACTTTTATCTTCTCCAAGAAAGTAATCCATTATAGATGAAGTATCTTTAATAGTATTTGGTAAATCTAAATACCTATAATAATTATTGCAACAAAAATGATTAAATATATAACTGTTATTAATTTTTTCAGGTTCCATTAATTATAATATTAATATTATTATTAACAGAATAATCAATTTTTTCTATTAACAATTAATATCCGTTCTATTAATATCATTAACAACTAATGGGAAATTGATTTGTTCAGATAAATCTCTAACAAATTGTCTTATATAAAATCCAGATGACACCTTAATTTCTACTTTTAGACTGAATACTTTGTCAAATGTATTATTAAAGTTTATCCATTGAGAAACTATTTCATCTTGTCTAAAATCATGTTTATCATTTATACTCTCAATTGTTTCTATGATATTAGATAAAAATGGTTCAAACTTAGTTTCTATTAATTCTAATACCTCTAGTGATTTTATCTTAACATTATGTGCTGGTATTTTTTTAACTTCTTTATTTTTTTTGGTGTGTAACCATAATGGTTCGCCGTCAATACAAATAGAACTATATTTATGAAAATTTTGTAAAATATCTCGTGGATATTCTTCTAATTTTTTTTTTATATCTTGAGAAAGTAGTATAGGGTTATCAACATGTCGAAATTGTTCTAATTTTCCTAAAAAATCATCGGTATCTGTTTGAAGTCCAAATACTATTTCAAATTGATAAGTTTTATCATATTGTTGATGGTTATCCATTTGTTTACACATTTCATCACCTAACAATAACATTTTACCTCTAGCCATTGGGTCTAGACGTCCACAAAAACAAATCTTTTTTAAATTATGTTTTTCTTTAATAATATCAGCCATTTCTTTACTCGTTATACCACTCTTTTTATTTACTATATATACTTTTGAATTTAAGTCCATATAATTTAATATCATAATATAATAAAGTAATTATTTCATTTTTTCTTGCATTATTTATATTCACTATGTTTGATAGAATTCCATATTTTAGCAGCTTCATCTGAAGTTACTGCAATTTTATCTCCAAACACATGAGGACTTCTTTTTATAATTTTATTTGTAATACGTTCAATTGATTTTTTAAAAGATATATTATATTTTTCTTCGCTAATTCTTCCTAATAATATTACCGTAAATAATAAATCACCAATTTCTTCTTCTAAATTATCAATATCATTATTATCCAATGCTTCTTTTACTTCAAGTGTTTCTTCAGTTATAGATAATATTATATCTATAGCTGATTGATTTTTAATCCAGGCACATTTTTTTATTGTTTCATCTATAGTTTCTATTAATATATTAAATTGCTTATCCATTTTTTTATAAATATTAGATATATTAAATTAAATAAAGTATATTTCAATTTATTTAAATTAATTTTTAATTTTCCTTACAAATATAAAAAGATTAAAATTATCTTTCATATTATTACCAAATAAGGTTAACGTCGGATTATAATCAATTTTATTTTTTGTCCAATTTTTAATATTTTGTACTGATTGATTATATGTCTTTTCAATTAATAATGGATTCATAAAATTCAAGTTTGTTAAAAATGAAATATTTTCTAAAGATGAAAGACTAATAATACGGTCATTGAATTTATAATTAACTTGACTATTAATATCAAAATTAATTAGATTTAAATCATAAATATTTTCTTGAATCGTTTCTTTTTCTAATTGTCTAAATATCTTTGAACCAATTCGATTATGGTTAATAATTGTTGTAAAAGCATCGTCTTGAGTAAACAACGTTTTATAATTATTTGGTAACTCTTTGTATTCATCAGAGAAAATATCAAAATAATACATACTATAAAAATTATTATTAATATTTGTTAAGGGTGATTTTAAAATAGCTAAAGTTACAATTTGATCATAACTTAATATATTATTGTGTATGGTTCTAAATAGATTCTTAGAGTTCTTTTGATGAAAATCTTTTGTTACAAATGGTTTTAATCCATCTGAGTAAATATTTTCAAAGTATTCTTCTTGTGTCAAACTTGGTTTTTCACATAACTCTGGTAAAATTTTACCTTCGTTAGATTCAAACCTATTATTATTTAATTCAATTTGCTCTTTTAAAAATTTATTATATTCTAATTCTTCATTTTTAGTATCATTAAAAATAGACAAGTAATATTCTTCATTGTCATTTAGATTATAAAATGGACCAAACCTATTATTTTCCCAAACATAATTTTTTTCATCTAAATCTCTATTATCAACAATTGGACATTCTATTTTATTTATTCTATCAGTTACATATGGTACATTGTTATCTTTTTTCCAAGTATTAGGTATATTATCAATACTGTCAACATAAATCATTTTTAATTTTGGACAGTTTATGGAATTAAAATCAGTAATGTTTTTAATATCAACACCGCGTAAATCTATATATTCTAAACTTTGACAATCAAAACAGTATATACTTTGAATATTTTTATTATTAGTTAGATCTAATGTTTTAATATTTGTTTTTGAACAAGATATAAATTCTAAAACTTCATTATTATATAAATCTAAATCCTTAATTGATGAGTTATATATTATAATTTTTTTTAAAAATTTTAAAAATTTAATACCATCCAAGTTTGTTACTATTGGATATTCCTTTGGAATACAATTAATATTAAAAACAGTCATTTCTAATAATTCTTTTGATATTTTGTATGAATATCTACCATATGATAGTTTACCTTGAGTATAAAACCATTCTTTTAGTGAACCTTTAGAAAATACATGTTCATAATTAAAATTAGATAAATTAATATTAGACATGTTTATTCTACTGGATATTTCATGATTCACCATTGAATCCCATTCATAAGAATTAAATCCTAATGATATGATAATATCTTTACTGTCAGTACTTAAATCATGAAATAAAGTATTTGATAATCTATTATATGGATCAACTCTTTTATCCCACAACTGTTCATTCCACCCAAGATATTTCCATTGTTCTTGTATTCTTTCTGGAATATTACACCATTTATCATCAATATAATCTTTTCCATCAAATTTAAAAACTTCTAAATGACCAAGTGTTTCTAATTCTAGTTGTTCTATCATATTTAATTTTTTCTTTTGATTTTGTATTTTATCTTGTATTAGTTCTTTAGTTTTTATTTCAATAGTAAGTTGTTCTTCTTCTAATTTTAATATTTTTTCTTCAGTTTCACGCGTGGCTTTTTCAGTTTCTGCTATAGATTTAATGACTTGTTCTTTCATCTCTAAAATGGCTTCTTCTTTTTTATTTTTTTGTTTTTCGATAGCTTCCTGAAATGTTTTGTCTTCTAATTTAATATTTTCGGGTTTAATATTATTTATTTTTACTATCTCTTTTTTTTCTTCGATAACTTCCTGAGATATTTTTACTATCTCTTTTTCTTGTTGTACCAGAGTTGTAGGTAAAGCTGTAATACTTTTTCCCTGTTCATCCAATTTGTCACTTTTTCGTCGATCTAGAATTTCCATATTAATTTTATCTCTAATATCCTCTAGTTCTTCATTGAATAGATTTTTATAGTCAATGAAATATTTTTTACATTCAATCTCAAAATCTTCTCGAGAATTTATAAAATAACCGTTTGTTGTATTAATTTCGGTTAAACTATTAAATTCTTTAGGAACATTTATGTTATAAGAATGTACCATGTTTTTAATTTCGATAATTCTTTCATCACGTGTTAGAACATCTATATTTTGATTATAAAAAGAGAGGGAAATTAGATTCCACCCTTTTTTTATATTAACATAAATACAATTACTCATAATTAACTTAAATATATTTATATAAAAATAATAATGTGGTTGTAAAACCTATTTTTGTCAATATATTGCTACACAAAAAAAGTGGTTAGCTTATTAATTATTATTAGCAAATCTTTGTAAAGTGAAGGAAGGCTATTAACATTTAGATATCAAACAATACTGCCTAAAGTCTGATATATAAAAATTGAAATATTTATATCCCAACTATGATAATCATAATTAATGACAGATACATTATATATTGATCATAAAATGGTACTTAATTCTGGAAATTATACAGAAGAAGAACCACCAGTACACTTTACTTTTAAATACGAACCTGACCATTTCCAAAAATGGGGGTTTAAAGCAATCTCCGAAAACAAGAATATTTTAGTAACTGCACATACAGGAGCAGGGAAAACATGTTTAGCTTTATATTCGATTGGGAAATGGTTAACTGAAAATCCAGATAATCAAGTTATTTATACATCTCCAATTAAAACTTTGAGTAATCAAAAGTTTAAGGAATTTGGCGAACACTTTGATGATGTCGGAATTTTAACAGGTGATGTAAAAATTAATCCTTCTGCTAAATTATTAATTATGACAGCTGAGATTTTGAGAAATTCATTATTGAGAAAAACGAACGAAAGAGTATATGAATGGAATTTCAATCCAGAATCAGTAAAATGTGTAATTCTCGACGAGGTACATTTTATTAATAATCCTGATAGAGGAAAGATTTGGGAAGAAATTATTACTAATTTAGATCCTTCTATTCAATTAGTCATGTTATCTGCTACAATATCTGGAGCCGAAAAATTAGCTAATTGGGTATCAGAGTTAAAGAAGAAACCATGTCATCTTATTCCGACAGCATTTAGACCAGTTCCTTTGCATCATTATCTTTATTATAGAGATGAACTACATTGTGTTAAAGATAATACTTCATGGGTGGAAGGTGAATGGAGTAAACTAACAGCACGTATTAAAAAAAATAATAAAGGAGTTCATATTAAAAGTAAATTTAATACAACCCAATTATTTGATTGTATTCAATATTGTCAAAAACATGATATTGTACCAGTTAATGTCTTTTTATTAAACAGAAGTTTAACAGAAGAGATAGCTAAAAAAATTCCATTTAATCTAATTGATGCTAAGGAAGCTTCAGAAGTAAGAAACATTTGGAATAAACATCTTTTAAAATATAGAGATGTTTATCAACATACTGAACAATGGGACTTTTTATTGTCCTTAGCGCAGAAGGGCATAGGTGTACATCATTCTGGTATAATTCCCATTCTTAAAGAGATAGTTGAAATTTTATATGAATTAAAATTAATTAAAGTTCTAATAGCAACAGAAACTTTTGCAATGGGAGTTAATATGCCAACAAGAACAGTTATCTTTACACAAACTACAAAATATGATGGTACTGGAAGAAGAGCTTTACGACCTGAAGAATACGGACAAATGGCAGGAAGAGCCGGTCGAAGAGGTATTGATACATTTGGTACTGTAATAGTACTACCAGAAACTGACATGTTATCTGAATCAGAAGCTAAAAAGATGATTACCTCAGCACCTCAGATAATATCTTCTAGATTACAAATAGATTATTCGTATATCTTGAAGCGTATATCATTGAAGATTGAAAAAGAAAATAATGAAAGCGTCGATCTTGGTTCTGTTGTTTCTTATTTAGCAAATAGTATTACAAATACACTTTTATCAAAAGAGTTAGATACTACGAATAGTGTTTATTTTGAAGAGCTAGGTGAATTAAAAGAGCATTATCATAAATTTAGTAATTTAGAAGAATATTTTGATAAATTTAATGAGATAAAGAATATAGAAGACAAGTTAGAGATTCAAAGAACATCGTTTATTAAAATGACACAGAAGATGGTAAAAAAGCTAGATCAAGAACTTAAAAAATTATATTCTGAAATTGGAGATAACAAATCTAAACTTGTAGAATGGTATAATTATAGTTCTAGAATTACTCAATTAGAAAATATACTAAATTTTAATAAAAGTCAATTCGAAAATCAAATTAAAACTGTCTTGGACTTTCTAATAGAATCAGATATTGTTTATTATGAAAATGATTATAACCTAACACCTTTAGGAAGAATTGTATCTGAAGTTAATGAATGTAATCCTATTATTCTTGGTTATATTATTTCAAATGAATATTTTAATAAACTAGAGTTTAATGAGATAGTCGCTTTCTTGTCAATATTCATTGCTGACCATTCAATTGAAGAACCATCTGTGTCAGATTTAGGTATTTCAAAAGATTTTTCATCAATGTTAGATAATATATCTGAGTTAGTTGATAATATGATGGGATATGAAACAAATATTAATAATAAACTACCATTTAAATTTTGGTCTAATTGGGACTTACACCTATCAATGTTCAAAGTTATAATGGAATGGTCAAATGGTACTTGTAAATGGAATGAAGTAAAACATCTTTACAATACCTTTGAAGGTAATTTTTGCCGCAATGTTCTTAGATTAGTTAATCTTTTAAGAAATGTTGAAAGCATTGCATTATTAACAAATAATGCAGAACTTCTTAATAAGTTAGATGGATACCAAGAGAAACTAATTAGAGATATTGTAATTATCGACTCTCTTTATTTATAATTATTTATTTTTTGGGTTCCTCAACTTTTTCTTTATTATCCATGTCTATTTTTATAAATGGAACTAGACTTGATATTTTTTTAACAATTAAAGTAAATGTTTTTGGAATATTGCTAAACTTAAAGTTTTTAAAATCAATTATATTCATTAAATAATTGTATAATTCCGGACTAATATGTTTTAGTAAAAACATAAATAACACACAATATAATAGTGTTTTAACTATTTCCCAGGCAAGTCCTATAAAATGATTACATACAAGAAAAACAAGGATCATTGTAATCGCTAAATTTTTACTATTAAGGTTCATATATTTCTTATTGAGATATTAAATAATTTAAAAACAATTAAAATATTTAAATTATTTTAAAATCTATTTATAATTAATGGAAAAAAATTATTTTCAATTATATCAAAAATACAAGAACAAGTACACCTCGTTAAAATCAACCATGAATAATCAACAAGTAGGAGGTGGAGACAATGAAAAGAAAGATGTATTTCTATTCAAAGCCGAATGGTGTCCTCATTGTAAAAATTTTATGACTCAATGGAAGAAACTAGAATCTGATCATAAAAGTAAATATAATTTCATAACATATGACAGTGTAAAGAATAGTGAAGAAATAAAAGATTGGCCTATTCAAGGATATCCAACAATTATGGTAAAGAAAGGAAAAGATGTTATGGAATATGTGGGTCCAAATGAATACAAGTCTGTTCTTAACTTTATTAAAAATATCTAATTTGAAAATTTTTCAATAAATTCAGTATTATTAGTTAATAGTTTATCTAAATAATTTATATCAGAATCATTTTTATTTATGATTTTTATAATATTATCAATATTTTCAATACCATCTATATATTTATTATTTGAATTTCTAACATAAGAAATTGAAACATCTGTATCAGTAATAGTAATGTCTTTTAATTCTTTTCTGAATTCTTTCAATTTAATTTTTTTTAATTTTGTACACTCACTTATAATTTTTTTCTTACTATGTACTTTCTTCTTATTTTTATCAATTAATGTTATATTATTTAATGCAGATAACTCCAATAGATTTTTTAATGATTGTGAATCAAAACATTCTTTTGGTAAATTATAATCTTTGTAATAATCTGAAATTTTTATAATATTATTATCGTTCATTTAAAAAAACTAAGCTTTTTTTTATTTTTAATCTTTAATTTACGTTTTAATCTAAACAAAGTTTTAATCTATCTATTTGTTCAAAATATTAGAATATCAATATGTTGCAGTTCTAATATTTATATGGTTTAATCATCTAATTTATAATTTATTATATTTAAATTTTCATTTATTGTTGATAATATTTACTGGTTAATAATATTATTTTAAAATTCCTAAATCTTTTAAATCATCTAATATACTATTAAAATTATTATTATTATCTGATTGTTTATCTTCATAATTAGTTTGTTGAACTTTTAAATCTGAAAACTCTTTAAAATCATTTGGATTAGAAGTTGGTAAAGTATTTTTTGATGGTTTAAAATCAAACTCCTGTTTGTTTCTTTCTTGTAACCTTTGTTTAATCAATAAATCCATTTGTGCCGATTCTTTATCAACGTTATAAACAGTTTTATCCTTATTTACAATATCAGGATTAATAAATTCATCCTTGAATGTAAATTTGGTAGTATCGCGGTCTGATATTGTTTTTGAATAATTTTTTGCAACATCAGGATTATATTTTTTGTTTTTTATGAAAATATTTTTGTCCATTAATTTTATAGATAAAATAAATTTTTAAACAACGAATCATTTTTTTATTAAGAGCTTTATTAAAGATCTTGCTAAGAACTTTATTAAGAGCTTTATTAAGAGCTTTATTAAGAGCTTTATTAATAGCTTTATTAATAGCTTAAACTAACTAAAGAAATATGTCCTTTAAACTTAAATGAATTTATATGAAACATTAGAATTAGAACCGTCTGCGAGTTTAGATGAAATTAAGAAAAGTTATAGAAGACTTGCTAAGATACATCATCCAGACAGAACCCAAAATCCGAAGAATGTTATTAAATTTCAAGAAATAACATCTGCTTATGAAATTTTATCAAATGATGAAAGTAGAAAAAAATATTTGATGTTAAATACTGATAGTAAAAGTATGTTCCAAGAATTTTTACAGAATATATTTAGTAATACACTGGACGCCGATAATTTAAAAAGATTTGGAATAAAGATTACAACAAAAGACCATTCCTATTTAGAAAATAATTTTTATGACGTAATTAATAGTCTTGACTTGACGGAAATCATGAATTTTTTTAAATCTGGCGAATTTCCAAAAAAGGACTTTGATTTAAATAATGCTTGTTCAGATACTGATATTACATCGTGGGATACTCACGATGCTCTTTATTTATCAAAATTACCAGTTGAATTACAAAAACATAATTCACAAACTCTTCGTATTATTTTAAATATTACATTGGAACAACTAATAAACAATAAAGAAAAAATAATGACTGTTAAAAGAAAAATAGATAATGAATTTATTGATACTGAATTCAGTTTTAATTATAAAAATCAATTCATTGTCTTTAGTGGTGGAGGAGATACAAACTCAGAGGTGGTTGGTGATTTAATTATCAAGATAAATTTACCTGAAAGTTATGATTGGCAAGATAATTTAATTATCTATCAACAATATATAACTCTTTATGAATATGTTTATGGAACTAATATTAATTTCAAAATTGGAAATAAAGATATTGAATATATTAATTGGGTACCCGCAAGAGAAGGTAATATTATATTACTAAATGAAATAGATAATTGCAGTTATAGTTTTGCGATAAAATTATTACTTAAATATCAAGATGACGAAATAAAGAAAAGTGTTCTTAAAGAATATTTTGATTAAACATTAATTGATTTCATTTCTTTGTAGAAACTAGCTAAAAATGTTTGTCCTTCAGAAAAAGGAATAATAGTACCACTTGGTTTTCCAAGAAGTTTAGCATTCTTTTTATCTAAAATAGTATTTTGTCCAGACTTTAGTCCTTCTTCCTTGAACTTTTCATTAAGTTTAGCAAATACTGAAGGTCTTGTAAGTTTCTCATCAACATTAATACCTAAATATTTTGCTAGAGTTGAAGGAACTTCACACTCTTTGTTAAACCCTCCCGTATTCTTTCCAGAACGTTTTCGTTTTTCTTTAGAAGCAGTCTTAATTTCATTTGTATGAAGACTTGGCATCTTGTCAAAAATAATTTTTTGGTCTTTTCTATTTTTCTTCATTTTAATATTAATTTCTTTTAACTGTTGTTCATATTCCTTAAGAAGTCTTTCTTTGTCATCTCGAAGGTCTGATTCAGAACTACGAAGAATTATGAGTTGTTCCCATTCTTCTGAAAATAATACAACTTTCTTAATTTTCTTAGTTGAAGAACTTTCAATTTCTTGTTCATTATCAATTTCTTGATCATTAATATCTTCGATGCTTGTAGAATCTTCAACTTCAATTTCTTCAACTTCGATAACCTTGGCCTCAATACTAGGCTTAGATATGTTTTTAGACATTTTCTTATTATTCTTACTATTTTTTCCCATTATTCAATATCCTCATTGTTCATATAATATATTTATCAATTTTTTTATTTAGTCGAAAGTGACCTCTATCTTGGTTATTTTTTTAGGTTCCAAGCATTTTAAAGTACCCATATTATAATTCTTTATTTTTTCTTTCATATATCTTTTTGGATGGGAACTACTAGTTGGTTTGCGAACTTTTTTCTTATTTTTATTCATATCTTGTTCAATTATATCTATCTTATCGCGAACATAATCTAATACATTAAAAGTAATAAACCATTTAAAAAAATTTAATTGCCCTATAGTCGTAATTAAACAATCATTTTCTAAAAAAAATGGAATACGGTCACCTCTACTAAAAGGATCAAAATATTTCTTATTCCAAGCCTTTAATTGAGATTTATATGAAGAATGAACATTAAACATTATATCAGTGTCATCATCTTTAATTTGATAGTTAACTCTATTTTTTTTACAATAATTTGTTGCAAAAAAATCAACAAGACGTATAGATATATCACCGTTAATTATACTTAATAATTTACTAGCATTATAAGGTTTAGAATAAAATTGGTCCATACAATTTAATAACATATGTTCTTGAGATGTTATTCTTATATCCTTGAGTATTTTTTTGTTAAGAGATATCGTTTCTTTTTTCCCTTCTGAACTCATATAACTGATAATCACCATTAGTCTTTAGATGTGTATAATTCTATCAAACATTTAAATTTAAGGAAATATTATTATTGCCATTGTCATTATCATTATCATCATCTTCTTCATCTTCATCTTCATTACTATTGTTTGATTTATTATCAGAACTAGTATTTGATGACCTATTATTACTTGAGGTTGAACTAAATCTACTGTTGGATTCAACTTCTAAACTATCATTAATCATACCAAACTTTAAATTACTTGTTTCCATATCAGTTTGAATATTATTATTTGATTTAATAAAAATAGATTCTGAATCTATCACATCGTCTACCTCATCTTCGCTGTCCTCAATAAATTTATATCTATTTATTTCTATTGGATTAAATGAAATTAATATTGGTTTTAAAAATAATCCAAAACCATTTTTATTAATCCATATAGCATGGATTTCAACAATCATCTTTACCCAACTGTTTCTGGGTATCTTATCTATATCAATATATTCTTTATTATTTAATTGTATCGAAGTTTGAAAATCAGTGTTCTTAATTAATTTTAACCGCATCATTCCATTCGAAAACCTACTATCATCAGCAGTTCGAATTATCTCTTGATAGTTAATTTCCTCAGTATCAAAATTATTGAACCAACTAGATGAATTAATTCTAGCATCATATATTATTTTTTCATCTAATTTTTTTAGAAACTTAACAAACTCATTTACTTTATTATTCTTTCGACCATGTAAAGGAATCTCTAAATCCCAATGATTACCATTCTTAATAGGTGAGTTGATATTTAAAAAGGTTGGGGTTTGTATAACCAAATTCTTTAAACTATTCTTTTTTTTATATTTTAGAAAAACAACAGTTTTTTTAGAATTTGATTTAATATCTTTATATACAAGATTTTCAAAATCTATATCCTGAACTTTAAACGGAATATCATAAGATTGCATTATTATTAATGCAATTCTTTATTTAAATAAAATTATTATATAAATGAATTTATTATATAAATGAATTTATCATATAAATGATTTTATATTGTAAATGAATTTATGCACTGTAATTTATGCACTGTAATTTATGCACTGTAATTTATGCACTGTAATTTATGCACTGTAATTTATACACTGTAATTTATGCACTGACTTTCTTTCCTTTAGATTTCTTCGCAGGAGGCTTTGCCTTGACAACTGGTTCTTCATCCTCCGAATCACTATCGCTTGAATCAGAATCATCTGTCTTTTTTCCTTTAGATTTAGTCACAGGTGTCTTTGTTTGAACAACTTGCTTTTCATCTTCTGAATCACTATCACTTGAATCAGAATCATCAGACGAATCTTCTACATTCTTTGAAGCAGTAGTCGCTTCTGCCTTCTTAATAGAGTTTGTAGCTTGAAAAACAGTTGGTGCTGAAGTATCTTCTTCCTCATCATCATCTACAAAAACATCACCTTGTAGGTAGTTTTGATATACACTGTTTGAATTCTTACTTGGTTCAACTTCAACTTTAATTAATTTGAAGACAATTCCATATCCAGGGTCCTTCATCTTAGATTGATGAGCCCACATCTTTACTGGGCGGAAGACAGGACGGAACTTGCACATATAAGGCATGTGAGTAGCAAAATCGGTTACTGTATCAATATTAATCTTCTTACGTTCACGCTTTCCATTCTCAAGAAGCTCGGAACTGAACACTTCTGTCTTAACATTACTATCAGGCCATGTTAGGTCAAGTTTCAACTTCATATAAGCAGGTCTAGTAACTTCTTCGTCTTCATCTGTAAGAGGAGAACGAACAATAGATTGATATTCATGTTTCTTTGCATTCTTACCAAAATTTTCTTTCTTAAAATCTTCATGTCCAAGAATATCATCAATCTTCTTAAACTCGTCAGCCATTTTAACAATCTCTGGGTCACTCATATCAAGAGGAACCTTTACAAATGCACGGTCCTTGTCTTCCTTGTAAAATTCACCAAGAGTTGGAACACCGTAATTAAATAGAGTCATCCAAGGGCCTTGAATAAATAATGGCTGCCCTTCTCCAAGGGTAGGATGATTATATCTTGGGTATGCAATTTTTTGACCTTTAGAACGTTCATTTTCTTCTAGGGTAGTAAACGTAAGTCTATCTGCTTCGAACTCAGAATATTTAGTAGTTAGGTTTTTTGCTGTATTTTTTGACATTAATAGTAATAGGACTACAAATCAAAATAATATTTAATCAATTTTTTTAAATTGTAGTATAATAGGTTAAAGATGTAGTATAATATCTATATATCAATGAGCAACCTTAATATATGGTGGCATAACAAGAAAATCAACCCATATACCAAAAGGAAGATTAAAAAAAGTGGCAAAGTCTACAATAAGCTATTGAAAGACTGTCTAATAGATAAACATATAGTAGATAACTATTATAATTTTAGAAATGTGCATATGGACCCACTAATACATATGAAATTACCTATTATCCATAATAATCCATTTTTTGAGTACAAGTACTGTTGGGAACCATTAACTGGCGAAATAATAGATATAGACCCTAGAGGATCATTATACTTTGATCCAGATAGCCTTATTCATTATTTCTATACAAATAGACTAAGATATCTTTGGAATGATGGGGATGTGTATTTTAGTGGTAACTATGGTGACGCTTTAGGAAATGGCCCAGATTTTTATATTCCTGGAAGAGGATATTCACTACATTATTATTTATTCCGTTTACCTATAAATGATGCTTTCTGTGATAAATTATCAACCCAGCAAACAACAATTGGACCAATCTTAGATTTCAAGGACATATTAAATATTTATCAATTAAGCTGTTCTTATGGTGATAATTATAAAAAATTATATGGTATTAATAGACCTAATATTTTAGATATATATGAGTTATATCATGAGGCTATCAAAAAGAATATTATTGATAAAAAATTACAAGATGATTTATTACTATCTAATGAAGATATTGAAAATAATAAGTATATATCTAATAAATTAGCAATTGATAAATTAAAGGTTATCTAAAGTATTTCTATCATCTGCATAATACCTTTATTATCAAGATGTGAGAAATCATAATCAAAACTATAATACTTGGTCATCGGTCGTTCATTATCAATAATAAAGTTTTTGATTACATGTGACATTATATAAGATAGTCTTAATTTAGTAAGACTTGTATGCAGTTGTAAAGTTGTCAAGACATTATTATCATATATATATATATATCCTTTTTTCAAATATTTTCTTTTAAATCCATCCTCAATATCTTGATATGAATATTTGTTACCTTGAAGGTCTAGAATACGTAAAAGTTTATCATTCCAAATAAAAGCTTTTTCGTTTGTCATTATATATAATAAACTAAAAATATAACATTCAGTTAAAAATGTTCAACTTTTTCGCATTACGAAAATGTAATTAACAGAACTTCGCAAAATACCAATCAAATTTATTAGGAAAAAGTCAAATAGAACACGAAAATTAGTTCATGTCTTTCTTATAACAATTATAATATATTAATGTCTAATTATTCAGGTATACCTCAAATAAGATGATATCTTTAGTTTATAGTTTTATTAAAGTTACTTCTATCGCTATAATTTTATCTAATAAATATATAAATTATTTTCTATACTTAATATATTAATGTTCAAATGTCTCTCTCAACAATATGGACCTTTGGTTCAAAGGCCAGAATTGTATAGCGCCATATTTTTCCTATCAGCAACTATTGGGTTATTCTTTCTTCGTAGTTCTAAGATAAAAAAGAATCCTAATGAAAAATATATAAATATTCTATTACTAATGTTTATATTACTATTGTTTTCAATAGGTTCATTAAGTGCACTTATTCTATAATTTTATCTAATAAATAGTCGCCCATTATAAAAATATAATAATCTGTTTAAAGAATATTATTCTATAATATTAAATGGAACTAAATTCTGAAAGTAATCTAAATATTGATAATGATCATGAAAAAAACTTTGAAAGTTTAAATTTGTCTGAAAATTTAATTAAAGGTGTTTATATTCATGGTTTCAAAAAACCATCAAAAATTCAAGTAAAGGGTATTGAAGCAATTAATACAGCAAAAGATTGTATAATACAGTCACAATCAGGTACTGGAAAAACAGCTACCTATTTATTAGGTATTTTAAATAGACTAGATGAAAAAGAGAAAGGCTTGGCTATTATAATTACACCAACTCGTGAACTAGCAAATCAAGTATATAAAGTATCTAGTGAGATTTGTAAATTTACTGATTTCAAAATGGAATTATGTACAGGTGGTACCAGTATAGTCAAAAATAGAAGTAATTTAAAAAAGACACATTTAATAATAGGCACTATAGGTAGAATTAATCACATGATACAAGAGAATAGAATTAATTTATATAATGTCAAACTAGTAGCATTAGATGAGGCAGATGATCTCTTAAATGATGGTATTAGTAAAGAATTAAATAATGTTTTTGACAAAGTGCCATCTGGAACACAAATTTGTTTAATATCAGCAACATTATCAAATAATGTATTTGATTTATCCAAAAAAATAATGCATCAACCATTAAAAATTTTGTTAAAGAAAAATGAAATTCCAGTAGATTTAATAAAGCAGTTTTATATAGATGTTGAGATGGAAGATTTAAAATTTGAAGTATTATTAGATCTTTATAATTTAATATCTACTTCACAGGCAATTATATTTTGTAACACTATAAGAAAAGTAGAGTGGTTAAGTAATAATTTAGAAGAAAAGAATTTCTCAATAACAAGCATTCATGGCAAAATGACACCAATAGAAAGGTCTGATACTGTCAAAGATTTTAGAAGTGGAAAATCAAGAATTCTAATAACAACCGATCTATTAGCACGTGGTATTGATATTCCTCAAGTAAATCTTGTTATTAATTATGATTTACCACCAAATAAGGAAACTTATATTCATAGAATTGGTAGATGTGGACGTTTTGGAAAGAAAGGGGTAGCAATTGCATTAGTCAAGATGCAAGATCAAGGTGACATAAAAAATTTAAATAGAATGAAAACCTTTTATAACATGAATATTGACGAGTTGCCTGAAGATATTGCAGATTATCTTTAAAAAATTTAATTAGAAAACAAATAAATTTTTGAAAAATTATAATATAGTATTACTATAATGTTTCAAAACTTGGAAAGTAATAAGATTATAAAGATTTTAAAAAATGTTAAAAAATATTTAGTTAAAGATTCTGTAATATCTTTAGAAAATATACTTATAATTGATGATAAAACATATTTTTTAATTAATAATCAAAAAAATGGAAGTTATGGTAAAATTAAGTTTTATAATGATGATTCTAATAATTTTATTTGTAAATCAGCATTAAATAAGCACTCTTTAAAAAGTGTTATGGCTGAGATTAAAATACATAGTATCTTAAGTTCATTTCAAGATATTTATTTAAAAAATAATATAATTCCCAAAGTTTTACACGTATATAAAATTGAGAATTCAGATTTTAAAGAATTTATGATGGATAAATATAAGGAGGATATTTATGATATTTTTGTTAATATTAATATTAATAATATTAAGGATGAATATTTATTTATCGAATTACTTTATCAAATTTCATTTCATTTAAGAACATTACAAAAATATTTTAGCTTTATTCACAATGATTTAAAACCTAATAATATATTTTACAAATTAATAAATCCGAATAAAGAAATTAGTTATCATAACATTATATTTGTTATAGGTGATTTTGGAGGGTCTTCAATCAAATTTAATAATAATTTAATAAGTGGTGAAGTTAAAGGTTCAAGTGAAGAATTAATTGAAGAAAAGGATATATTTATGCTTGTTCATATTATTTTAACATTTATAAAAGATAAATATAAGAATGATATGATAAGATTTTTAAATAAAATGTTTAATAATCAAGTATATACTAATATGGCAGTAACAAAAGATAACGGATGGCATAAATTATATACTATGAATAAATATCCAAGTATTTATAAACCAAAGAATGTATTAAAAAGAATTAAAAACATGTATCCTCACTTTAAAAACTTTTCTAAAAACTAGTAACTTAATATCTCGTAAAATATTTGTAAGATTTTACGAGGATTAACAATTTTCAATAGTTCATCACCAAGTTTTGGCCGGAAATAGCTAGTCCGGTCAATTTAAAATAATCATTCTATTATGATAATATAAAAGAAAGTGAATTGTATTTTTAACTACAAATAATTTAATTAATAAACAGCCGTGGGTATAAAGAAGTTATTTTCACTAATACCATGTTTCATAATATCTCCTAAAATTGGTTCTGGTACAATATTAATAAATTCAGACCTTCCTCCTGTTTCATCAGTTGTATACTCAGAATCAATAAGTTTTTGTGTATCTAAAGTTAAACCGAAACATCCGGTTCCTCCAGGTATAACTTGTCCTACCATTATCTTGGATGATACTGAATTTAAATTGTCTTTCTCATTGAAGATTGCAGCATTAATAAAATGTTCCATTGTCTTTTCAAAAGATGCTTTTGACATTGGGTCAATATCTAATTTACCTAATCCGTGACGGTCAATAGATGTAACATCGCCAGTATGTGTCATGAAATCAACTAACAAGGACATGTGATTGTAGTTAATATCACCCGCAGAATTAAATGTTGTTTCTAGTTCATGCATTATCATATTTCTAGCAGCTTCTACTCCATACAATTTATATGTCATACCAACATCATTAGATTTTGTTCTAGAATTATCAATTCCTTTGAATCCCATTAAATCTGGAATATTAATACCTGATGTTATTACTACATTTTCTTTAGTAATATTTTCTTTACCATCTTCGTTATATGTAACGTTTCTTTCTAGAATAATATCACTATTTTCAATAGCATTAATTCCTTTCAATGTTATAGCATTAAGAACAAGTTTCATAAAATCTGTTAATACATTATAATTGTAACTAGACATACTAAATCTAATATGAATAATATGTTCTTTGTTCGAATCATTACTTCCTAAAACGGCCATTCTATTAATTCTACCAAATATATCTTTTTCAGCCTTCTTCATCGATTTAGTATTTAATGTTGTATTGTACCAGTAACTTATGAATTTAGTTTTAATATCTAATAATGTAGTTTCTTTATCCATCATTTTTTCTAAATTCATTTTTAATCTAAAAACAAATGGCATATTTTTTAAATCTGTCTTTTGATTATTAATATAAAATGGATTCATTACATTATCATTATCTAAAACAGTATTATGATTATTACTTCCTTCAACTTGATAAAATATTTCAGCTGAATCAATTAGCTCATTAATAGTTAAATGTTTAAAGAATGAACTAATTCTATTAATTTTAACTCGGTCTTCTCTAATTTCATCTTCAAAATATATTGTCATTTGAGGCGTTTTGATATTTTTACTATAATTCAAAAGTTCTTGAATACGAGGTACACCACTTAATGCACCAATGCCTCCACCTATTTTACCTGCAGAGTGCTTACTATCTAAATTCATTTGTGAAGTTGGCTCGCCTACTGATTGTGCCGCAATTACACCAACCATCTCACCAGGTTCTATAATTGATTTTATATAACTATTTTCAATTTCATCAATTAATTTATCAAAATTAGCCTTATCCAAATTATACTCATAAATACATTTAACTGGTGCCAAATATTCATAGAGAGATATTTTGAATATATATTTAAATCCTAATTCATCTTCCTTGAATAACTTGGAATCTTTATTAGTATAAATAATTAACTTGTTATTAAGATTCTCAATAATTTTTTCTATCTTTTCAATAATATATTCAGGGGTCAAATCAAATTTAACTAATTTATCTTGGATAAAATCATCTGTTAATCTGTTTAAATTTACAGGAATCATATAACTATCCATTACAGTTTTGTAATTTAATTTTGATACTCTCTGTATTCTTCTTAAAGTATTTCTAAAATCAATCATCTCATCTATGTATTTTTTATTAAACATTTTAATAGTTTTTAATTTGAGTTTAGTTTCTAATTCGCTTATTTGCTTGGTATTAAATCCTAACTTCTTTTCTACTTCATTATTATCATAATTTATTAAATTTAACTTGACTGAAGTTTGTGTTAATTGATTGATTCCATTTTCACCATAAATATATTGAATGATCGTGTCATTCGCTGTTCTAACTGTACCATCATATCTAACAGATAAATCTTCTAGAGCTTTAACCAATCTTCTTTGAATATAACCAGTTTGAGCTGTTTTAATAGCAGTATCAATTAACCCTTCACGACCTGAACCTGTATGGAAAAAGAACTCGTGTCCATTTAGACCAGTTACATAGTTATTAAAAATAAAACCTCTTGCTTCTGGTGTATCATCATTCCTGTGGAAATGAGGTAGAGTACGTTGTTCTACAATCTTCTTAACTCGAGTTCCTCTCGATAATGATTGACCCCATACCCCCATAATCTGTAAAATATTACCTGCACTACCTTTTGAACCAGATGTAATACATTTGTAGAAATTATTTTCACTATCTATTTGCTTCATTAAATCACTACCAATATTAGGACCAATCGCCGTAAGTTCGGCAGTAATAGATGCTTCAATAATATCTAATGAAATATCATTAGCATCGTTCTCCATTCTTGTAATATAATATTTTGATTCCAATAATTTATTTTTGGCTACTTCAAATAGTTTATCAGAAATATTTTTATCTATGATACAATCCTTGAAACCAATTGTAAATCCATTATACATCAAATATTCTAGAATTAATCTTTGTGTGTCATCAATAAAATTCTTAGTTTTATCTGCACCGAATTTATCCCAAATAAAATGAATAATTGAATTTTTTTGAAAAGATAATAATTCTTTATTTAGAATTCCTTTCAATAGATTACCATCCTTGATTTGAAAATTAATTTTATCACCAGCTGCTCTTTTGATCGCATTAATACCATTTGGAATAATATGAGAGAACAGCTCGTGACCTGTTAAAGTTTGACCTTTCTTGATATTAAACTTACTTTTACTTGAAGTATTACATAAAATATTACATACTGTTGAATAATCAATCTTCATATCATTAATTGTTAAAATATAAGCACCAACAAGTGGGTCCTGTACACAACCAATGATTGGATTAGAATCTTTGGCACTAATAATGTTATACTTAACATTGGCAATTCTGGCTAACTCATTTCTGGCTTGAATTGATTGCGCCAAGTGAATATTCATTTCATCACCATCGAAATCAGCATTATAAGGTTTTGTTACAGATACATTCATTCTAAAGGTATCCGCATCATCACGATCTAAAACATGAACTTTGTGTCCCATCATTGATGGTTTGTGGAGTGTTGGTTGACGATTAAAGAGAACATAATCACCATTAATAATATGTCTATCGACAATATCCCCATAAACAAGTTTGATATCCTTTTTTCTATACTTTAGATCAATTCTTTGTTCAATTGGTTTTCCATCAATATAATTCGTACGATGCACGTAATTAGAACCAGGATATATATCTCTTCCATTCTTGACTAATTTGGTTAAACTCTTAATATTATGTGGAGTAACCTCTTCGGGAATAGTTAAATCCATAGCTACTCTTTTTGGTACACCAACTTCATCAATACCAATATATGGATCACTTGTAATAACTGAACGGGCACTATAATCAACACGCTTTCCCATTAAATTAGAACGAACACGTCCAGCTTTTCCTTTAATTCTTTCGGAAATAGATTTAGTTGGTTTTCCTGAAGCCTTGAATTCAGACTTTGGTAAAGTTATACTCTCATTATCAAAATAAGTACAAATGTGATATTGCAATAACGTATGAATATCCTGATTATAACTTGTTAAATCTGAACCAAGGGTCTCCTTATCTATTTGATTTCTAATTCTAATATTATTTGAAATTATATCAGCTATTTTTAATGTTAAAGAATCTTCCATAGTTGAACTTGCCATAAAATCTATTTTAGCGGTTGGTCTTATATTTACTGGAGGAATAGGAAATCTAATACATATAAAATCTTCTGGTCGCGAAACTTTAGGATTAAACCCAAGTAGAAAACAATCGATATCAGATATATTTCTCAAAATATTATAACACTTTCTTGCTGATAAATATTCAATAATTTTTTTTTTAGTTTCATTTGCTTCACCTGTTTTTTCATCAACGATTATTGCACCTACTTCTCTTTCCAGACGAAGTCTTACAGATGCAGAATTTTCTTTAACTTCTTTTGTAACTGTTGGTACTGGACTACCACAATGATGACAATAATTAATATTTTTTGTCACCTCTCTTATTTCTTTTAATCTATATTTTTCTTTCTTACTGCTTAATTTCTTAATAATATCTTTATCTTTGTCTAATAATATATTTGTACATTTAAGACATACGCATTGCAGTATAGTTTTTAAATGATTCATTAATCCGAAATGATAGACAGGTTCCGCTAATTCTGTATGACCAAAATGACCTGGACATTCAAGTGAATTTAATCCACATGTTGTACAATTAAGATAGGGGTCGCATGTTCCTAATCTTAAATCTACAAGACCGCCTTTTTTTGGTTCATAATTATCATACGACTCGGCTATATTAATGCCAAATGGATCTTTGCGGACAGCTGAATATTTTTTTACATCATTGTTAGTCAATAGACTAAAATCAATTCTTTCAATAGAATTAATATCCTCTGAATAGTGTTTACTGTTTAAAGACATCTTATATTATTATCAGAGAAACCTTTATATAAGATTTTTAAATCAAATTTTTTTATATGTTTTTAAAAGTACTTTAAGAGGGTATACTGTATCAATCTAATTAAGTATGAAAGTATTTGAAAGAATTATCGAAAAGACTGATATAAAAATAATTTATAATTTAGGTCAAAATGCTAATGAAAATCATGAAATAATAGATGATGCTGATAAAAATGACTGGTGGTTTCATTTAACAGATTATCCGTCAGGACACTGTATTGTTGAAAAAAGTGAAATTGAAGAAGAAGATATAATTTTTGCTTCAACATTAATAAAAGAAAATAGTAAATATAAAAATTTTAAAAGGTTATCAATATGTTATACTCAAATTAAAAATATTAAAAAAACAAAAAATCCAGGTGAAGTTAAAATATTAGTAAAACCAAACTATTTTATTTTATTTTAAAAATAATATTTGTTTATTTTTAATATAAAATTTATATATCAATTTAATGATTGACAAAATAACAAAAGATTTTATTGATAAAATGGTAATCGAAGTAAAAAAAGATGATAATAGAAAAAAAGTTAGAGAAAATATATTGAACCCTATCTTAAATGAATTTACAGAAAAAATATATCCTTATATAAATATTTTATTCATGATGTATTCAATTAACTTGATATTAATAATTATTATTTTAATATTAACTGTATTTAGAAAAAAATGATTTAAATATTAAAAATAATTTAAATTTTTTAAAAAATCTCAATTAAATATATAAGTTATATGAATCCACTATTAAATTTAATGTTTATGAGTGTCGCCTTATACTTCATCTTACCTCATCTTGACAAATATGCACTTGAACCATTATATAATAAATTATTATTTGTTATTGTTACTGTGGGATTGCAATCAATATTTGAAATAAGTGTTAAAATAGTTAAAAAGGAAAATTTACTTCAAGGTGTTGGAACAATAGTAGAACGTTCATTATCTAAATCTATTCTTTTATTACTTGGTTTACTATTATTCAAAGATATTAAAAATAGTCCAAGTATTATACAAAGATTTCCAATGATTGGACCTATTGTAGCAATAGCCGGGTCTGAACTAATATTTATTATGTTCCCATCCCTACTAATGTTAACAAGTAAGTGTTTACTCAAACCATATTAAAAATATTTAGAAATTTTTACATAAATAATATTTAATTTCTAAATAATATAAATAAATTTATATTTTCTAATTTATCATATAATGCAATTTTCAAATACAAAAAATGTTATTAAATATATAATTTTTGGTGGCATCATATGTGCAATTTTAAAAATAGTTCCTACGAAACAATTAACATTAGTTGAAATTGGTTCACTTGTTTGCGTTATTTTAATTGGAATATATTCATTAGAATGTTTAACAACCCATTCGGGTGTAATAGACCATATGGATTCAATTAAAGAAAACATGACAAATAACGATTCTAAACAAATGTTTGATTTAGATATGGATGTAGATTTAAATTTTGATACAGTTAGTAATAAACAAAAAGAAACACATGATACAACTGGGACTAATAAAGATGATATTTCATTGGGTGATATATTAGGACAAGAAGAAAAATCGGAAGAAACTCCTAAACAAATACAAAAACAAATACAAATACAAAAACAAATACAAAAACAAATACAAGAAGAAATACAAAAAGAAATACCAAAAGGTAAAGGTAAAGCTAAAGTAACCCAAGAAGCAGAAGGTCTTGATATGGAGGAGATTCAAGATGAATTAACAAAAAGAAATGTAGGTAATTTACTTGATAATGAAGAAAAACAAGATACCAATGATTCACCAAATGACGATAAACCATTAGACGTTCAAGTTACTAATAAATTAAATACTGTCAAATCTGCACCTGTTAATT